TCTCCCACCTAACCCGTCCCGTTTACCCCGTATACCGTCTTTCTTGAGGAATTTCTAGGAACTCTCTTAGGAGAGTCCTTATCAATCTCCATATCTTAGTGTGTATAACATTACTATAACTATTACTATAGCTATCATGAGTATTATTACTAGACTATTCATATCTACTCCTTATCAACTTTATGGAATGCATCTTATCAACTATCTTATCAGTTGTCTACACCTTTCTTAATATATTTATATAGAACATCACTCGGAGAGTGTACAGTGCTAGGAGATCACTAGGAGTATCGGTAGAGATCACTTATCAGCTATCTTATCAACGTCTATAGGAAGGTTCTAGGTTCTTTCCTGAACGTCTGTATTGGTTCGGTAGCTTGCCTCTATGTACTTTTAGCATCTTTACTCTTATTGCCTCTATTGTTTCTTTATGCACGCCTCTATTGTCTTTCTATGCATTCGCTCTATATGTATTCTCTATATCTCTATACATAGCTATATCTTAGTACTTGCCTCTTATCATCCTTATCGTATCTCTTATCACTATTCTTATATCTATATTCTTATTACTTTCTTATATAGTTCTTATCTATATGTTCTTATCAGTATTTATATAGATAGTTATATAGATACATTCTTATATTAATATTTATTAGAAGTTTATTGTAGTTCTTATTCTATTCTATTCTAGTAGTGCAACTTCAAATATTATCTATATATATTAATAACTTAACCTACCCTGAAAATAAGCTTATAAGAGTATAGAAGTACTAGTATTGATTAATTTATGATCACATGAATAAATTATTTATGCAAAGTGCTTGACGTATAATTTCTATCGTATTACTATGCACTCATACCAAGCGATGACGAGTCCTTGAGTTACTCTTTAAAGTATTTATTCATTAGTTCTTATCAGTGTACTAACTCTATAAGGAATAGCTATGGCTAACTTTATATGTCCGCAATGTGGTAGTGCTATTGATACTAATAGTAAGGAATCGGAACATCAAGTGAATGATTTGTTTGATCTAACCTTCTGCTCCTATGAGTGTTCTAAGGTTTATACATATCAACATATAACTCAGTTAAAAGACTTGACTCCTGAGGAGATACAAGAGGGTATTTAATATGCATACAAGACCACATAGTACCGATGGTGCTAACATTCTACTGGTAGGTCAGTACAGTATTTATATTGAGTACGAGCAAGATATAAATAACATACTATATCGGGTATACTTAGACGATAAGTATCTAGAGTCATTCAGTAGTCTACAACAAGCATTTACGTACTGTACTAGTTAAGCTAGTACACTGATAAGAATTAAATTGAATAAATAGTAAACTAAGTGTTGACATTAGAATCTTTAATGATTAAGATGACAACCATAGCAAACAAGCTAGGCTAGAAACAGAAGCTTTTTTTTTTTATAGGTAGAAGTCGAAGGTGAATCGTAAGGCAGTAGCAAGCCGTTAATGATGTAATGTGCTACATAGGCGGTGTAAGGTAAGCCAGAACAAATTACCTGAGCGGTGAATCCCGTTATCGAGCCGATATTCGATAGATGTACTAAGTCCTTTAAGGATAAACTTATTACTTGTGTAGTAAGCTCTTATCGAACTAGGCTTTAAGACGTTAAGTCTTTAATAACTCCGTAAGGATTTATATAGTTGTATTGGCTGTACTCACAACCGATACAACGCTTATAAATCTTTCTAACCACGTACTAAGGAGTACATTATGTCTAAAGAAATTAAACTACGTAAGATTACTAAGGAAGACTTAGTAGAAGGTGCTGTACTGTATAGCTCGGAAGAGTACTTGCAGCGTTTCCCTGACGCTAAGACGGTGAATACGGTAGCTGTTGCTGATCCGAACATGGAAGATATGTTTGGTAAAGGTGAAATTTATTTTAATGAAGAACATAATGACGGTTGTTTCTGTTATGCGTTCGACTATGCAATCCAATGGTTCTTGATCGAAGACAAGTAATCTTACAGCATGGTTGGTACAGCCGACCATGTTAATAAGGTTATTTAACACAACACATAAGGTGAACACTATGAATCTATTAATCACTGTTGAAGATATTAACAAAGCAATCGCATCTATCTCTAAACGTGGTAAGCAACTTGACAACGATATCCATGTTGCTGGTGTTAGTTGTCTTAAGCACTGTGATGCACACGGTGATAGTACTTTGTTGGATAAGCTAGTTCAAGCTATGCCTAGAGGTTCTCGTAAAGCAGCGTTCTGTGAGTGGGCTTTAGCATATGGTAATGTACGTATGCTTGACCGTGAGAATAAAGCGGATAAGAGTGCTATCGAACAAGGTCGATTGTTCGCTAAGGACAAGTCTAAAACGTATGATGAGGCAGGTGCTATTGCTAACCATTGGGTAGATTTTAAACCTGAGCCAGACCTGTTGACGACTTTTGATGTGCATGCTCAAGTGGCTGCTCTTATTAGCAAGTACAATAAAGCGATTAACAAAGGCGTGGATATTGAAGGTAAAGCGGATGCAGCCAAAGAGTTGCGTACATTGTTAAACCAACTTGAAGTAGAGGTTTAATATGCAGTCTAAGATAACTTTACCTAAACCGTTGCGTGCTGTTGGTGCAATACGTCAACACAAATTCACGAAGGATGTAGCGATATTTCACCCTAACGGCTTAGGTTATACGGTACTAGTTAATGGAGGACCTCGTGCGCGGTTTGGACAACGTGGTGAGGTTGATCTAGGTCCACAGATAGGGTTCACACAAACATATTCTGAGGAACGGGCAGAACGTGTTGAGGATAATTGGTTACCTGTTCCAGAAGGTACTGTAATAACGATTGAGGTGTAACATGGAACCTACTGTTAAACAATTGCAAGACACTATTGCACAACTTAATGAAGCGTTAGCGAATTGGGATTATGTTGTGGCACAAGACGGTATACCAGTATATCTACCTATCACTAAAAAGATGGTGCATGCAAATCGTGGTTTATGTTTTGCATTCTTTACGGATTATCCAGACTGGTTTGTGGATGAAATGTGGAAGCAGTTAAAGAATCCAGAAGGTACGTGGGTATACCCTGTTGGAGGTCTGGAAGAGTTCTATAGTGATCTTAACCGATGGGCTAACCCTAAGCGTAAGGAATTAGCCGAGCGTTGTGTACCGTACTTACAAGCTAAACTCGAAGCTGCATTGCTTAAGGAAGGTGGTGGATGTTCTTAGGATTACCTTATCACTTCTGGTATGGTGCATGTTTAGCTGTACTCGTTGTTATATTAGCTGAGATTGCAGCACGACAAAAGGATAAACACTATGACGGATCGTAAATACGACTACCAATCACATGCACACATACCTAGATGGGTTACTGTGAAGATTGTACCTTATCAAATGTCTAAGGTTGTTATGCTTAAGTCGTCTATCCATACAGACTGGAAAGATTATCGGGCACTCAGTCCTAGCTATTCGGATGATTGGTTAGATCATGAGATATTAAACGATAATGACTTTCTCAAACATTTGGAGCGCTTTAAATGACAATACTTGAACAAGTCTTTGTATTCTCTTTATGTATCGCTGCTGGATGCTTCTTATCTTATTTAATCTGTAAGGATTGTTAATCATGTCGCATATAATCTATGGTGTTGAACCTATTATGACTGTAATTGCACAGTGTCTTGAAGAAACTCTGTTATTACAACAAGGGCAGTACCCTATACACTATTCAGCTAAAGCGTATATGTTAGGTTATATGGGGCAATGTGGGCTATGAAAGGCGTACTTACAACTGGTTTATTCTGCTTAACGTATGCAGTGTTGTCTGCGTATGAATGGTTAGCTAATCCTAGCAAGGAAGAACATGAGCATACTTGAGTGGTTGTTTGTGATCCACTACTTTATAGGTGCAGCGCTGTGTTTCTCTATATGGGCGCTACCTATATCTAATAAGTGGAAATGTATTATTCTATTCTATTTCATTCTAGCGATACCAGTGCTTAGCTGGTTATCTGAAAGTAAATTAAGGTGACATTATGGATGTAAGACTTCAACAAGTTATTGAACAGTACAAAGATAAGACCACACCGATTCGCTTGTTCTATATGGATGATGATGGTACTGATTGGTTGGAAGAAAGTGGTTGTATTGGTTATGTTGTTTATCCACAAGGTGCAGTATCTGCTCATGACTTTGAGTTAGTAGGTGCTGGGACTGTACTACATAATGCAATCGGTAAGGTTGTTGATGTGCAGACTGGACGTGTCCTATATCAGCATGGGAAGTACCAGAATCCAAACTTAGTTGTGTTCGGTAGTCACCTACATGGTTGGTCTGTAAAGACTCCTGACGGACGTGTGGTAGCGTTCTATCGCACAAAAGGACCCGCTACCCGCTTAGCTAACTACCTAAACGGTGTGACTAATTCAATCTAGAATATTTATAGCAGCATTCTATACGGATGCTGTTAGTAAGTATTCTCAACAACTCTAAAGGAGTTAAACAATGACTAAACGTAACGCTTATCCTGTTGGTAAATTTGATAATGTAGAGTGGATCGGTAATCCTATTTATAATCATAAAGTAGAGCAGGTACTTCGAGCTATATTGTTAGGTGATTCAGTGTTAGGTGGATTACACAACGTAGCTGCTAAAGCTGGTGGATTCACTTACAACCAACAACCTACGGACCACGTTCGTGTAGGTAAGAGTACTGTACGTGGTTGGTGTTTCGAACCTACAACAAACAGCTTCTTAATTCGCTTAGGTATTAAACCAAGTGCGTTGTTGCTACGCTTAGCCCAACAGCATCTTAATGGTGTGATGTTGTTACGTGAGCAAGGTGAGGACCTATTTATCCCATTCGCTGCGTTATACCAAGCTGCATACCTAGCAGTATTTAAACCTGAGTTACTTAACAAAGAACTCAATGAGTATGTTAGTAAACATGGTACACCTAAACATTTCGCTGTAGAAGTAAAAGGAGCTAAATAATGGAAAACTTTGACTACCCTGATTTCTGTGTTGCTAACTATTCACCTGAACACTTTAAGGCTACTAAGAAAGTGTTAGCAGACTGTGGTATTGCGTTACGTTACATGATGCCAAAGGAAGATTATAAACCGAAGTATGACCCTGATAACCCTAAAGGTATTCGAGTTAAAGGTAACGTTGCTACTGTGTGTGTTACTGATGGTGGTTTTGAACAGGCTAAGGCAAGTACTCCACTCACAATCAAAACTCGAAACATCTATCGACATGTAGGTAAACTAAATATCTTTGATAGTGCTGAATTAACAGACTACTCACCGAATGCTAAGGTTATTGAACTTAAGCCGATGGTCGAATATAACCCATTCAGTGTAAAGACTTCACTGTTTAAGAAGTTCTTAATTACCCTTAAGGCTATCATCAATCACTTTCGTTAATAGGTAGAACATGTCAATTAAAGGTTATAGTATTACACAAGCTTATGTTGATGAGCTTCAAGAACTAACTAACTATGAGCAGCGTAAGCGTGAACAACGTGAACGTAAGAATATTGTCAAGGAGCGTAAGTTAGATCGTCGCTCTAAGCGTGAGGCTAAACGAAATGCATGGGCATAACTATACAGCAGGTGATCGGGTTTACCGTATAGCTCCGATTTTTATACCGAAAGGTACTAAAGGTACTGTATGTTCTTGTCGTATGGGTGATATGGTGCAGGTACAGTTCGATAATGGACGTATATGGTACTGTAATATTAAACTTATTAAACCTTTAGTGAGGGTAGTCGGATGAAATTCGGTAAAGTTAAAGTAGGTATGCGTGTTCGAGTTGCTAATAACCCTAATGGTAATTTATTTGAGGAAGAATCATATGGTCGCATAGGTGTAGTGATTGATAAGGAACCTGCACACTATAATGCATGGGGTAATTTATCTACATGTGTATGTTTTGAAAATAGTACACTGGAACAAGATTGGGGTTCACATTTAAACTTAGAGGAGGTTAAAGATGAAGCATAAGAATTGTGTTGTAGGTCAACGTGTTCAGGTTAAACATTTAATAGGTTTTTGATAAACGTTACAAGGAGCAGGTTGGTGTTACACAAATCTGAATGGCTTTGACCTCGCACAAGCCGTACCATTAGGTCAGAAACGTAGGGTATGGCATGGAGCAGAGCAGACGAAGGCGATGGATGTTTACAACAACTTAGACAGTTGGTCATGTTGGTGTCATCGTTGTCATGAAGGTGGTAAGGTCTGGAAAACACACTTAGCTAGGGAGACATTAGTTCAAGCACCCGTCATTAAGCACTTCTTGAACTATAAGCAGCTATGTACGCTTACAGAATTAGCGGAGAAGCACGAAAGCAAGTACAGCCGTATGGTTGTACTACTCCAGAGCAAAGGTGTCTCTACGACGATTCTACAGCCATATAGACCTATGTATAATTTAGAGGATGATCGGTTAGTGTTTAGCTTTGAGGGTGTTGACATTGGTAGAGATTGTACTGGTGTCTCACCTATGAAGTGGTACAAATACTATAAAGAAAATCCTAAGAGCTTTGTGTACTTGCAAGGCAAAAATCAATTCGATACACGAGAGCCTGTGGCTGTTACTGAGGATTTGTTTTCAAGTATGAAGATAAAACACTACTCAGGTTGCAGTGCGATGTGTTTACTAGGAACTAATTTTGAAGATGAAAAACTTAACTTCTTGTTATCACGTAAGCCAGTTCTTGCATTGGATGGCGATCTTGCAGGACAAACTGCTGAAAGGCTTATTAGTAATCGTCTTAGTCTTTTTGGCGTACCTTATTTACGAGTAAACATCCCTGATGGGTATGACCCTAAAGATTTAAAACCTAATGAAATCAAACAATTATTTGGAGCTATCTAATGGGTGATAAATATCGCTGTATTAAGTTTAATGTAAGTACCGCAGTGAGTGGATACTAGCTATTCAACACGCTGAAAATAATGGGTTCCCTGTATATGAAAACCATACGTATAAACTCAATATGTACGATGGCGGTCGTGGTGTAGTCTGTATATACTTGAATCGTGATTTGACAGGTTTGAACTACGCATACCATGAATCTTGTGACTCAGATACGTTAGAGGTTAAATCTATAGATCAATTCAAACATGCTGTGAATTGCTTCTGTCACGATGGTTATTTAAACGATGAAAACTTAGGAGAAATCTAATGTTATACGACGGTATTAATATTGACGTAAACGCTGAACAACACAAGGTTATTGTAGACTTCTTAAATAGTCAAGGAAATAACAAATTTAAATCTTTGAAACCTTATGGTTCTGATGGTGTTAATGTAGAGATTTGGTGGGATACTGTTGATTTAGTTCATCCAGAGTTCGCAGGTACAGATGGTCTAATTTTGAATGCGGACGGTAGTCGTAACATCGTTACAGAAGGTAGTTACGATGCTAAATCTCCTGATGACTTCATTAACGCCTTCAACCATTGGAAAGAACATGGTGTACTTGATTCGGAGGTATTTAAGTAATGGCTATCTTTCGTGTTGTACCTAAAACACATGCCGAATGTAATCAGTTAATTTCTGTGTTACACTCTAAAGGGTTAGAGTATGAACCGCACTACAGTTCTAAACCGACTAGCGTTATTAAACCTAACGAACCCGTATGTATCTGGACAAACTGTAATGCATACGAAGCCAACCGTGATGACGAGTTCCCACATTGGGCACAAACAATTACTGTAAACCAAGTATACAAAGTATTGCGATAATTAGGAAATTTTATGTCTGACCGTGAACCAATTGATCGGAATGTGTTACATGCACTGAGTGATAAGAGGCGTTTCGATCTTCTTTATACATCTGTACCTAAAGACATGTTAGACGCTAACACAGTCCGATTACTGGATTGGTTTGGTGTTTACTTTAAGGAGTACCCCGAGCATCAATATGTAGATTGGTCTGCATTTGATACGCTGGTGAAACTTAAAGGTAACATGACGAAAGAGCAAATCACTGCTATGGCTGCGCTAACTACTTTGTTACGTAAGCCAGTGAGTGATGATATTATCAAGAATACTTGCGATCAGCTTGAAGTACTGAGGTATGAAGGTGAAGTAGGTATGATCTTAAAACGCTTCCAGAGCGGTGAGGAGATCGACTTAGCAAGTGAGCTTGAGGTAGCTACCCAAACACACAAACAACGCGTTACAACGCAAGTAGAAGCGCTGTGGTGTGACACAGATATTGCAGAGTTAATTGACTTGTCTGCTGATGATAGTGGTTATAAGTTCGATTGTTTACCTGACGTTATCTGTGATGATCTTAAAGGTGTAACTGCTGGTAAGAACATTGCATTAGCTATGCCTACCAACGCAGGTAAAACATCACTATTCTGTGCGATTGCTAAGTCATTTGCAGTACAGCATAAGGACTTGGTAGAAGCTGGTGAGGTAGAGTTCCAGCCTATCTTGTACTTGATTAATGAAGGTACAGCAGAGGATATTATGCCTCGGGTATATAGTACAGTACTTGGTGTCGATAGCAGTAAACTTTTCGAAATGCGTAAAGAGTTAGGTGGTGACGGTTTACGGGAAGCTTACAAGAAAGTAGTTGGACGTATTGATGCTATTCGATTAGTGAATATTCACGGTGCAACAACTGCCGATGTTAATAAATTAATCAGTAAACATAAACCATTCTGTGTAATTACAGACATGACTGGACGTATTCGATGTGTAGGCGCTCAAGCTGCTAACGATGTACAGCAATTAGAAACGGTGTGGGATACGATGCGACAGTTCGCAGCGATTCATAAAATGATTCATATCGGAAGTATTCAGGTGAGTGCTGAGGGTATGGATATGCTATTCCCACCACTATCTGCATTACAGAACAGTAAAACAGGTGTACAAACTACACTTGACTTAGCTATCTTTGGTGGTGCTTGGATGCAACCTACAGAGGATATTGAGTACCAACGTGGTATCAGTACACCAAAGAATAAACTTAAACGTGCAGGTAAGAAATCATATCTCAAAGCTGAGACATTCTTTAACCCTGACCTAAACACTTGGAAATGACTATGAATAGATTTAAAGTTGGTGATCAAGTTCGATGCAGTAACTCTTTTGGTTGTGAAACTCTCCGTAATGGTAGAGTTTACACCGTCACAATAGTCCGAGATAATACTATCGGATTAGATAATGGGTTTGGTACATTCTACAATGCAAATCGTTTTGTATTATTTAAAGCAGGTAAACAAGGGGTTAAAGCAATGAAACAAGATCAACGAGTTATCGCTACACGTTTGAGTTTAGGTACTTCTGACTTAATCATAGGTCATACTTACATCGGTAGTTGGGATGAGCATGCAGGTGTAATTACGATTAAGGATCAAAATTACACAGATAATTACTTCTCGATAGAGGTTCCACTTACACCTGAAAAAGTATTCGAATCTATTCGAGCAGGTGAGACGTTGGAACATTACAATGGTATTGAGTGGCAACGTGTTGAGAACCCACGCTTAATGAGCTACGGTAGTATCGAGAATGGTATATTCCGAATTGCTAAACAATATGTTGATTTCTTTGGACACAAAGTACCAGCACCTATTAAGAATGGACGTAGACATACAGGTGATTTCTATGGTGTAAGTTTTAGTAAGAACACAGTTTATCGTTGTGGTCGTCAACAAGCTATTCAAAATATAGATGACGGTAATGCGTTCTATTGGGCTAGTGAGCAAGATGCTGATATTGTTCGTAAACTTATTCGTCAACCATTCGCTAACAAAACAGAGGTTCCAAACGTATGAGTCATGATCTAATCGAAGAATACTTAGCTAAGACTAAGAACCCTGTTCAGCTTGTTAAACACTTTGATGAAGTACCTGAAAGTAAAATTGCGTATCCCTTAATTGGTCAGATTAAATATGATGGTGTTTATATTCTGATCGTTATTCATAATGGTCTGCCTAAAGCTTACAGCCGTACAGGTAAGGAATACTACCGAGAGCTTTATGAGACCGACTACTTTATGAGCATCTATGGTTTAACTGATGGTGTTTACATAGGTGAGCTAGTTGCGCCTACAATCACTTTAGAGGAACTTTCTGGTCTAGTAAGTACTAACCGTAAGGCAGAGTGGGGAACAGCCGATATAGAGGCAATGGATCAATCCTACGTGATGTTACATGATTACTTGCACTTTGATGAGTTCTTAGCTGGTGGTTCTGTGCGTTATTATACTGACCGCTATGCAGAGTTATCACGCATCCTAGAGATTGCTCAATGTAGTCTATACCTTGTAGATAATGCAATCATTAGTTCTAAAGAAGATGCTGAGCAATACGCTGATACACATATTAAATTAGGTCACGAAGGTGCTGTGTTTAAGCAGGACCTTGATTGGGTAGCAGGTCATAAAGGTTATCGGGCAATGAAGATTGTGCGTGGTCTTCATCTTGATCTACTTTGTGTAGGAGTTGAGTATGGTAAAGGTAAACGTGCAGGTCAAATTGCTAAGCTTAAATTCTCTTATAAGGGCAATGTGTTCTCCGCAGACTTGGGTAAAGGATGGACTGATGAGAAACGTAAAGAACTCACGGATCAGTATGAGAACACAAGTCAAACCCAATCAGTAACCTCTAACCCTATAGGTAAGATTTGGGAAGTTAAAGCACTTCAAGAATCAAGTACAGGTAAGGCATTACGATTACCTAAAGTGGTTCGGGTACGTGAAGATAAGGAGGAACCTGATGCTTGAATGGTGGAATGTTCTTGAAGGGTGGCAACAAACACTACTGTTTATATCTGTAGTAGTGTTCCTAATTAGTCGTTAATTGGGTACTGTAAGTAACTGATTTAGTAGTTAGTTATTTGAAGTTGTACTAATAGAAGGAGATATAAATATGATATTAAATATTATAAATATAACTATAATAATATACATAAGTAATATTATAGTATTCTTATTTATACTTCTTCTTACAAATATACTTAAAGGTAAATAATATGGCATGGTTAATACACGACTATGAAACAGAGAACTATGAGTATTGTGGTTCTTTAGCAAGTCCGCATTGTCCTGAGAATTACATTGTAGCTACTGGTTGGGCAATTGATAATGGACCAGTACAGAGTCTTTACTTTAACAATAAGGAAGAAGGCTTAACTTCTAACTGGTTGGAGAAAGCTTTAGAAGGTCAGCAAGTTTATGTGGCTCACAATGCTACATTTGAAATCCATTGGAACCTTAAATACTATGGAGATGTGTTCCTTAATTGGATTAAGAATGGTGGTCGTATTTGGTGTACACAGTTTGCAGAGTTCTTAATTACACATCAAACTGAAATGTATCCTAAGCTTGAAGATTGTGCTGTTAAATACGGTGGTACTAAAAAGATTGATGCGGTTAAGTTACTTTGGGAGCAAGGTTACAAGACTTCTGAAATCGACCAAGCATTGTTAATGGAATACTTAGCTGATGAGCATAGCGGTGACGTAGCGAATACACGTCGAGTATGTTTTGCTCAGGTAGCGTACATGCAAGAAGTTGGTATGTATGAAATGGCTAAGATGCGTATGGATAGTTTATTGTTTAATGCTATCGCAACGTATAACGGCTTGTACGTAAACATGGATGTAGCTAAGAAGAATATGGATGAGCAGTACAAACGTATTGCCGAGTTACAAGAAGATGTTCGTAGTTATCTACCGAAAGATTTACCTGCTGAGTTAGAGTTCTCATTCACTTCTGGTTATCATATGAGTGCGTTCTTATTTGGTGGTACGATTACCTATGATAAGAAAGTTCCTTACGATCCTCCTAAGTTTGTTAAAGGAGAATACTATGTATTTGGAGAATGAGTTCAAGTTAGAAGGCGAACAGCTACGTTCGCTACGCTCAGGTAAGATCATTAACGGTTACTTAAATAACGTCGGGTATCTAGTAGTCGCTGTAGGTAAGAAAAAGTATCTGTACCATAGAGTGAAGTTCTATCTAGCACATGGTTACTTACCAAAAGTTGTAGATCATATTAATGGTCAACGCACAGATAATCGCCTAACCAACTTACGTGCAGCTACTTACTCATTAAACAACCACAATACGCATAACCGTAAGAATGCTACAGGTGTCAAAGGTGTATATCTTAAACACAGATATGGAAAGACACGCTACCGTGCTAAAATTGTAGTGCAAGGTAAGGGTATTGAATTAGGGTTATTTGATGTATTAGCTGACGCAAAAGCAGCCTATGATAAAGCAGCAGAGAAATATTATGGTTAAAATTAAATATGATCCAGAGAACCCACTAACACCAGAACAGATTGAAGATTTAGAATCTAAGTACGGGAAGTTACAACGCTACAAAGCTGGGAAGTTTAAAGGTCTACCTAAGATACAACGCTTAGATACAGATCAGCCTCTCCTTAAATGGGGTAAAGGAACATACCGCTTTGAAGGTTTGGTGAACTTCAATGAACTACCTAAGCATGTATCCGAGCAGTTCACAGGTGATCGTGCAGAGTTCAAAGGTAAGCGTGTACATGCAGCTTGTGGTACTCCTGTATATTCAACAGGTGATGATGCTTTAGACTTAGTAGCTAAGTTTACAGAAGCAGCACAACCATTACGTGACATGAAGAAGTTAATCAAAGATACCACGACATATTATCTTGTTGAAGATGATAAGGGTAAGCAGTCGGGTATGCTTCAATATGTTGAACCCAACGGAATCATCCATCACCAACTAAACAACTGTGCAACCGTTACAGGTCGCTTATCAGGTTCTCGACCGAATATGCAGAACATTCCACGAGACGGTACATCTAAAGTTAAACAGATGTTCGAATCGCGTTTCGGTAAAGAAGGACGTATTGTTGAGGTCGATTACTCAGCACTTGAGGTCGTAACATTAGCTAGTATCTCAGGAGATAAGAACTTACTTCAACAGTTGATTGATGGTACAGACATGCACTGCTATCGTTTAGCAGGTGCTTTAGGAGAAGATTATGAAACTGTGTTTGAGAAGTGTCATGATAAGTCTCATCCTGAACACAAGAAATATAAACAACTACGTACCGATATTAAGCCTCGTGCATTCGCTAACCAATACGGGGCTTCCGCTATGGGCATTAGCTTCTCAACAGGATGTTCACTTGAAGAGGCTGAGCAATTTAAAGAGACAGAGCGTAAGTTATTTCCAGAGTCTTCCACATACGCTGAACGAGTTGTACGTCCGCAAGTCGAACAAAACGGACTCACAGTCCCGATGGAGTCAGAACTCGTTAACGGTGTATGGAAACACTTCCGACGTGGATTCTTTAAAGCTAACAGTGGAACCTGCTATAGCTTCCGTCAATTTCCCAAATATGTTAAAGGCGTAGGTGAGAAATATGATTATAAAGATACACAGCTTGCGAACTATTGGTGTCAAGGCGAAGCATCATTTATTGTGCAAGTCGCATGCGGTCGGGTTATTAGAGAACTTATTGCTCGGAACTTCGCTGGCGGTTTGGTGTTACCTATCAATACTGTGCATGATGCTATATATCTCGATTGTGCGACCGAATCTTTAGCGAACGAGTACGGTAAACTCGTACAGGAAATTATGGAATCAACACCTAAGTATATGGCTGAGATTATCCCAGCATTGAAAGAGTGGCGATATGATACAACACCGTTCCCAGCAGCAGCGGAGTACGGAATTAACATGATGGATAAGGTAGATGTTACTTAATGAAGACATAGAATATGCGTTAAAGACGTTCTATCTAAACAGTCTTAGCGGTGAGCGCTTAAAGCACTGTTTAACATTAATACGTCAAACAGGTTCGGTAAGAGTACCGCTACCACAACGAAGTAAATATAGACGATACGAGTCAGTTCCAGTGGCTAGACCAGTGGACTACATCACGATTACAATTGACGATCTTTATGAAATTTTAGGAGTATCAGTATGAACGCATTATTAGCACAAGCAGCAGCAGCAATCGAAGCAGGTAAAGTACAATTAGACATGACGGAAACTACAGCAGGTGGTTTTGAGAAACGTCTGTTAGGTGAAGGTACAGCGATTGTACAGTTCACACAATATATTGATCATGGTATTCAGAAACAGAAACCATACAAAGGTCAACCTAAGAAACCAGCTAAGACTGCTTCTTTAGGATTCCACATCCTTGCGGGTATTGGTACTCTCCCTGATGGTACAAAAGAACCATACGTACAAGACGGTAAGCTTGAAAAGATTCGTACACGTTTTGACGTTGTTTTACACCAAAACGAAAAATCTAACGCTGTTAAAATCTTCAATGCATTGAACTATGCTAAGGATGCAACACACTTTGTACAGAAACTTGGTAGCATTTACTTATTATCAATTGGTATTGAGAAAGGTAAAGACGGTAAAGAATATAACACTTATGACTTCTCTCAACTACAGAAGCCAATTGCTAATGCAATGACTGGTGCTATGTATGAAGCAGGTAAGGATGGTGTAGCAGATACCCCAGCAGAGGAATATCAATTGTTCTTGTGGGATGCACCTACTAAAGAGCAATGGGATTCAATTTACATTGAAGGTGAGTACGAGAAGAAAACTAAGGATGCAAATGGTAATGAAGTTGTCGAGAAGAAAAGTAAGAACTTCATCCAAGAGAAAATCCGTAGTGCTACGAACTTTAAAGGTTCGCCAATCGACCTATTGTTGATTAGTCAAGGTGAGGATTTACCTCCACTTGAGGCTGAGGTGGAAGACTCAGACCCTAATGACCAACATGTTGAGGAAGATAAGACAGATATTCCAGCAGTTCCCGTAGCAGACATCCCAGCAGTTCCAGCCGTTTAAGTCTACTTACAACCAAATTATAAGCCTCCTTCGGGAGGCAACCTCTAGGAGATTACATGTACACTTATATCGAAGATGAAGACTTTCAACCAGCAACACCAATGCATTGTCCTAATTGTGGATTAGTAGCAACTTATACTGGAATTTGTCATTACTGTGGGGAGAAGTGCGAATGAGTTTAAATGTTAATAAACATTAGGATGTTTGCATGAATAATATTCTATCACGCTTTGGCGTAACCTCGGACAGTATCTCTAAAGTGGATACATACAAAGCAGGTCATCAAGGGGATGTATTATTACATGATGGAGATAGCGACTGCTACTACGTATGTACTCAGTATCGTAAGATGCAAACTATTCTTAATAACTTCGAGATTGCTATTCAGGAAAAGATGTTCTTAACAGGTGCGACAACTGCACGAGTTCATTTAACTCCGACAGGCTGTGCTAAGAACGGACGGCATTTACTGAACACAGTTAAACCGTATCAAGGGAACCGAGAAGGTAAACAAAAACCTGCTAACTTAGAAGAATTACGTAATATTGCACCTGAGTATTTCAAAGATCACCCTACGATCAAGGTGTTCAGTCACTATGATATTGAAGCCGATGATGCTTTAATGATTGATCATTATCATTATCAAAATGGTATCCTAGTAAGTGCAGATAAAGATTTGCAAATATCTCCATACAAATCCTATAACATGGATGAAGGCAAGTTCGAAACATTACTTAAAGGTGATCGTTTTGGATGGATTGCTAAGAAAGAGTGGTTGACGCCAAGTTTAAAACCTGCATCTAAAATCGTTGGTAAAGGTACAAAGTTCTTCTTTGCACAATTACTGATGGGAGATGTAGCGGATAACGTTAAAGGTATCATTAAATTGAACGGTAAGGCTTGTGGTGAAGCTTTAACGTTAGCTACCTTAGAACCTATCAAGGATGAGAACGAAGCCTGTAACGTCGTCCTAGACGGTTATAGAGCTATCAATCAAAATGTACTACCAGAAGCAGAGGCTATGTGGTTGTTACGTAATCGTGAAGACAGTGCTTATAAGTTCTTAAAAGAACATGATCTTAGCCCAGCAAATTTACAATTCTTAGAGGATTGTTTTGGTGGTGATTGGAAACGTATAGAGGATGAATCTTATGACAACTAAAGTTGAGTTACCTGTAGAAGTTCAAAATACTTTGGATTGGTTGCAGGATGCTGGTTTCACCGCAGCAGTAGTTGGTGGGTATTGTAGAGCGCTTAAGTATAATAAAGTAACAAATGATATAGACATTGCAGTCTTAGTTGAGACTTTAGGTGAAATCGAAGTCCTTCAAAATGAGTTTGGTGCCCCTGTACATAAGCGTAGTGTATTGGAAAAAGCTGAAAAATCTTTGTATGCGGGACATACTGGTTTTGTAGCAGATTGGCGCGAAGGTAATATTAATATTATTGCGTATGACAAATATAGCTATAAGGACATACCAACATTAGTACAAAGCTTCGATTTTAATTTTAACATGTGGTACGTAGATGAGGATGGTACTTTAAAGAACCATGACCCGTTTGTAGGAGTACATAAGGTACGGTTAGGTAGCTCATTAGGTAGTCGTCCAAGTGTAGCACGATTAGCCCGTTTCTATAATGAGTTTAGTGCATGGGATTGGAAATTAGTCGATGAGCAGTTACAGTCTGAGAACGAGATATTCGGGATTTATTAGGATGACAGCACGTAAGATTTCCAGAGGTCAACTAAGACCTATTGCTATGAAGCTCTATAAAGAGCAAGGTGAGAAGTGTTTACTATGTCACAAGCCGATTGACTTTACTAAGATGGGTAGAGATTCAGATTACGCAGTGGATCATGACCACGTGACAGGTTTAATACGAGGTACACTTCATCGTTCTTGTAACGCTGGTGAAGGTAAGGTAATTAATGCAGTAGGTTCTTGGGGCAGTAAGTCTAAAGAGCATGCAGCAATCCGAGAGTGGTTGCAGAACCTACTTAATTATTATGCTTATTGTGATGCACATCCAACGACTATGATTTACCCAAGTCACAAAACAGCAGATGAGAAGAAAGAGGCTCAACGTGTGAAACGAAATGCAGCAGCACGAAAAGCACGAGCAGTAGTTAAACAACGTAAACAGAAAGGTGAGTAATTTATGTCTAAAGTAGTATTCAGCAATTTAAAAGAATGGAAACAACGTGCCCTTCGTATGCACTTTCAAGGTCTAACTAGCTCAGAGATTGCTACAGAGTTAGGTATTTCTGATCGAACTATTCGAGATAACATTCAGAAGTTAGCTCATCGTGTTGACAAGAGTGTAGCATTGAAACCACGTAAGCCTACAATCTTTGTAATTGGTGATACTCAGGTTAAACAAGGTATTAGTCTTGACTATATCCACTGGATTGCAAACTATATCAAACTTAAACAACCTGACATTATTGTACAGATTGGTGATCACTACGATATGGCATCGTTAAGCACATATGATAAAGGACAACTTAGTGCAGAAGGTCGTCGATTCGTATTAGATATTGAGGCAGGTGATGAAGCACTAGGTATCATTGAAGATTATATCCGATCTGTTAAAGGTTATAATCCACGTAAGGTTGTGGTGTTAGGTAATCATGAAGATCGTATTGATCGTTTTGTTAAGACTCATCCAGAGTTTGAAGGTCTGATTGGTACAGATAAATTAGCCTTTCACGATTATGGTTGGGAAGTTATCCCGTTCTTAAAACCAGCTAACATCTGTGGTATCAACTTTGTGCATTACTTACAGAACCCTATGAATGGTAAACCTATGGGTGGTACTGCACTAAGCCGATTAAAGAATGTTGGTGAATCTTATGTGATGGGTCATGTACAAACTTATGATTTCTGTCAACGACCTTTACAGTTAACAGGTAAACATCAGATCGGATTGATCGTAGGCGCTTGTTATATCCATGATGAGGGTTACAAAGGGTATCAAGGTAATCATCATTTCCGTGGGTGTGTAATGCTATACGAGTGTCATGATGGTTGGGCTATGCATAAAGCAGTAACATTAGATCACATGCGAGAAGTTTATGAAAGAGTATAAGCTAAAGCACTTACGATTCGATAGGTCAGGACGCTTACAAGTGCAGCGTAGTATTGACGGTGTGCCTGATGGATATTGGGCGGCTATTACAGCATTTAATCTGAATACCAGAACACTTCAAGTAGGTGGTATTAAATTCACTTACCCTGCATATGTTAAGTGGGTAGGTGAAGATGCGGCTAAAGAAACAATTGACTACCTAGTAATGTCACTATATGAATTTGGAGATCGTTAATGAAGATTGGTTTATGTGGTTTAGCTGGTTCGGGTAAAGATACTGCTGCGGAGATTCTACAAAAAGTAATTTGGGAAATGCGTCATGACTTCTTTGAGATTGACCGTTATGCAGGTTTGTTGAAAGAGGCTGCACGTCAGGTATTTGGGTCTAACTTTGATGATCGGGATGTTAAAGAGCTTACTACATTTCAGTCACCGTGGTTGTCCGATAAAATAATTGATGCTTGTGATTATGTAGCTATGAAGCTTGGTTTAGAGCTTGAGGAGTACGATGTATTTCAACGTAAAGTAGAAGAACATATACTACCTGTATCAATGATCAGCCCACGTATCTTTCAGCAACTACTTGGTACTGAAGTAGGGCGTGCTATTGATCCTGATATTTGGGTTAATTATCTTAAGAATCAAGACCGTAACCTGATCATTCCTGATGTACGTTTTGATAATGAGTTAGTTGATTTCAATATCCTCATTACCCGACACCCTGTACCACAAGGTAAACTACATGCTTCGGAAGTCTACGCAGCCGAACTACAGCTATCTGATAACCCTTATGATTATGTAGATTATGTAATTCATAATGACGGTTCTATTGAAGACCTCAAACGTAAAGTTCAACAGTTAGTAAACAAAATTAAAATTTAGGAGATATAATGTCTGATCTATACCAACGCCAAATAGCTCTTGAAGAATCATACAGTCACGATAGTATCATTGCTGGTCAGAAGCAGGTACTAGATGCATATCAACAAGGACGTGCTGCGGACGTAGGTACAGGTCGTATCCTATTAGCTAAAGCATTTGAAGTTGGTGTAGAGGCTTTAAATGCAGTTAAGAAACAAAAGATTCGTGGTGTTGGCGGTAAATACTTAAAATTACTTTCTATCGCTGATCCAGAAGTTTTAGTAATGGCTGCATTACGTGATATTATTAATGCATGTGCTGTACCTGAACCAGTGTCTATGCAGAAAGTACTTACGGGTATTGGTCGTATGATTGAGTCAGAGTCTATGTTGGTATTTATGCAAGAGTTAAACCCTGCATATACTGACAAGACTATCCAGTATTTAGACAACACAGGTACAAAATCAGTTACTCATCGGTATCGTACATTCTTAGCAGGTTCTAAATCTATTCAACTAGATTGGGAACAGTGGTCACAAGAAGAGCGCATAGGTGTAGCTAAGTTATTAGTAAGTTGTTTATATGAAGCTACAGGGTTATTCCAATGGGCTAAACTAGATAGCGGTATGTACCACATTAAAGCTTCTGAATCCTTAGCGAAGCACTTTCAGGATGCAGCGAGTGCAGCGAGAGCAGTTGTTAAATATCCTCCTATGTTGATCAAACCTATGGATTGGGAAGGTCAGTATAACGGTGGATATTTAACTGAATGGTTTAAACATAACTCACCTATGTGTGGTATTCGCTTTATTAAGAAAGAGCATAAGCAATGGGTTATTGATAACTTAAATAATGGTGCAGAACCAGTTAAGGCTGCAATGAATAAAGCACAGTCTGTACCTTACCGTATCAATAAAGACATCTTAGCAATCTTACGTAAAGCAGTTGCTATGCGTGTAGGTATTTTAGGTTTACCAAGCTATCAACCTGCACCGAAACCTGCATTTCCTTTTACCGAGGCTTGGTTAAAGTCGGAGGCTACCGAGGAAGAATTAGATCAGTTCCAATTCTGGAAAGGTTTAATGAGTTCATGGTATACACAAGAAGCTAAACGTGTTGGTCGTCAACATGGTATCTTAAGTCGTATTCAAGAATTGGTTAAATATCAGGACGAAGAACGTTTATACTTTCCAACATTTATTGATTGGAGAGGTCGTCTTTATTTTCGCAGTAGTATCAACCCACAATCGAATGATTGTATTAAAGGTTGTCTTGAATTTGCAGAAGGTAAACCTCTAGGTAAAACAGGACTTAAATGGTTAAAGATTCATGTTGCGAACTGCTGTGGTTACGATAAACATGATCCAGATTTAAAGGAGAAATGGTGTGATGATAACTGGAACTACATTCAGAACTTCATTAATAACCCGTTCGATGTGGACGCACCCGAACCCGACACAGCATTTACTTTATTACAAGCAGGTCTTGCTCTCCAAAGCGCCCTCGCACTTCCCGACCCCACCACTTACATTTGTCATGTCCCTGTCGCTATGGATGCAACTTGTTCAGGACTCCAACATCTATCGGCGCTTACTAGAGACGAAGTTGGCGGACTCTACACGAACTTACTAGATAATGGTGAAGATCAGAAATCTGATATTTATATGCGTGTAGCTCATGTAGCGGATGAATCCAAACTAGAATTAGCGGACTCACCTGCGGTACGTCAGTACTGGACGGATAAACCTATTAGTCGTAATATGGCTAAGAAGCCTGTGATGACTTATGTATATGGTTCTAAGTTGTTATCAACTATTCAAGGTCTAGCTAATGATATGTATGAGGCAGGTATGGATGAAATTCAGTTAGATGGTAAGACAGTCTTTACTTACAACCGATTAGCTAAACCAGTTGGTAAGGCATTACGTAAAGGTGTTGAAGATACTGTACCTAAATCTGCTGAGATGATGAATTATTTGCAGAACGTTGTACGTAAAAATAAAGCTGATGCTATGCGTTGGTTTAGTCCAGTAGGTGTTCCTGTTGTGAATTGGGCAGAAGGTATGGTGACTAAAACTGTAGCAATTCGTTCGATGGGTATTAACAACATTGCATACCGTTATCCAGATAATCAATATAATACCTTAAGAGCAGCTAATGGTATTGTACCTAACTTTGTACATAGTATGGATAGCAGTCACTTATGTTTAACTATCTTAGACTTTGACGGACAAGTTCTACCTATTCACGATTCATTTGCGACGCATCCTAGTGATGTAGAAGCTATGCATGTATCGTTACGTAAGACATTCATTGAAATGTATACACAATTCAGTATCGAAGACTTCTTAAAATTCAATGCGATTGATCTTGAAGAATATGAATTACCTACTACAGGTAATTTAGACTTACAAGAAATTTCTAAATCACGTTATATGTTTGGTTAAACATGGCTCACATACTTTCGAGTATGTGGGCTTTTTTTTGAAGTTGCACTTATAGAAGGGAAGAAACTTATTTGAAATTGTACTTATAGAAGGAGAGTAGAAATGAGTGCAAGAGACATTCCATTATTCACTCAAGAACAATATGATTATTTAAATACGTATTGTTTTCCAGAGAATACAGAACTACTTAAACCAGAGGAGTTAATCTATAAAACTGGTCAACGTAGTGTAATGTATAAGATACAAACATTAATTAACCAACAAGGTCCTACATTGGTCCGTAAGGAGATTACACGATGAGCTGGTTAAGTAAAGCCTTAACTGGTGTTATGGGTATGTTCGGCATTGGTGGGCAGGATGACCTCGGAAAGAAGTATGAGGAAGAAATGCGTCGTCAAGCGGAAGCTCAGAAACTCCAACAGGCTAACGAACAGAAAGAAGTAACACAATTTGATGACACAGGAGGTAGTACCTTCACAGGTGCAGACGGTCCTCGTAAGAAACGACCCACAGGTGGTTATTCAAGCTTAGGGATTAATGCTTATTAGGAGGTTTTATGAAGTCCAAAGGAAATGATTTTACAAAGACTATTCGAGCTTTGTACGATGAATACACGGACGATTCTTTAAAAACAAGATTAGAAATGTATGCACTTTGGACTCTACCTAGCGTGTTCCCGACAGGTGAGATTACGGTAGATAATGGAAATGCTGAGATTGAGCATGACTACCAAAGTGTAGGTGCATATCTAGTGAATCGGTTAGCGTCACGTTTAGCGAGTACGTTATTTCCCGTAAGCACATCTTTCTTTAGAATCGAACCTAGTCAAGAGTTGAAAGACTTAGTTGATAAACGTGGTACAAGTACCCTTATTGACTTAGAGAACAAAGCTTGTCGTCGTTTATTCTTTAACGCATCTTACGCACAGATCGTGCAAGCACTGCGTTTACTTATTATCACTGGTGAAGTTTTATTACTTCGTAGAGATAATCGCCTACGTGTTTTTAGTTTAAAGAATTATGCGTTACTACGCAACAATGTAGGGGAAGTACTTGAGATCATCACACGAGAACCTAAACGTTATCGGGAATTAGATGCTGAGACTCAGGAACTACTACAAGATCGTAACGAGGACGAAACCCTTGATCTTTATACTAGAATCCGTAAGCGTAATATCAATGGAGTAATCTCATGGAAGATTACACAAGAAATAGATGGTGTACGCTTACCAAACTATGAAATCTACCGAGATAAGTTATGCCCATATATTCCTGTAACGTGGAGTTATATGAATGGTGATGCTTACGGTCGTGGTTACGTAGAAGAGTATGCAGGTGACTTTGCTAAGTTATCTGAACTCTCACAAGGTTTAACAGAGTACCAGATCGAGTCATTAATTATCCGTCATGTATATAATGCACAGGGTGGTTTTGATGTAGAATCTGCTGTGAACTCACGTAACGGTGATTGGATTAGTGGTAACGTTAATGCTGTACAGAACTATGAATCTGGATCATTCCAAAAGATGAATGAGATTCGGTTAGGTTTAGAAGCTATTATGCAACGTCTAAACGTAGCGTTCATGTACACAGGTAATATGCGAGAAGGTGATCGTGTTACAGCTTATGAGATTGCACGTAATGCTGATGAAGCAGAGCAAGTTCTTGGTGGTGTGTACTCGCAACTATCTCAGAATATGCATTTACCTTTAGCGTATCTATTACTCTATGAAGTTCGTAAGGACTTTATTCAGGCGATTGATAGACAAGAAATAGAATTAAATATTCTAACTGGTTTACAAGCATTATCACGTAGTTCAGAGAACCAAGCTTTATTAGTAGCAGCAAATGAGATTGCTACAGTTGCTGAAGTATTCTCTAAAGTAAGTAAACGATTTAATCTTGATGCTATTGTAGATAAGATTCTACTTTCTAATGGTATTGATATTTCAGAGATTACGTACAGTGAAGAAGAAATGCGAGCTAAGGCTATGGAGGAACAACGTGTAGCAGAAGCACAGCGACAACAAGTAATACAACAAGCTGGCGCACAGTTAAGTGGTAATCAATTAGAAAATACACAGGCTGCTCAATTGGCAGCAGGTATTCAATAGGAGTATTTATGAGTGAATTTAATCAAGGTGGTCAAGGAAACCCTCAAGAAAATACACCACAAGGTGGACAAGGTAATCCAGCACCACAAGAATTTAATCAAGGTGGACAAGGTAACTTCCAACAGCAATTTAACCCTAACTTTAATCAGGGTCAATTCGGGTTCCAACAGAACCAAGCTTATCAAACACCACAAGTTAATCCGACACCTACACCAGTTGAAGATAAAACGACTACTCAACCAGCTAAGGTATACACACCAGAAGATTTCGCAGGTGATAGTCCGTTGGATGTTAGCATTAAGGTTGTATCGGCTAATGCTGGATTAAGTGAAGAAGCGTTCGGAGCAGCTATTAAGAATGCTGTACAGTACGGTAATGCTGACTTAATTGATATTGCAACATTAACTAAGGGTTTAGAACCTAATATTGCAGCGCAGGTGGTAGCTACGGCTCGTGCAGCCTATCAACATGCTACTCAACTTAAAGCACAGATCACACAAAAAGCACATGCTGCTGCTGGTGGTGCTGAGCAATGGCAAGAAGCTATTAACAGTTTTAACACATCCGCACCTCAAGATGTACGTGGTTACGCTATCTACCTTGAGAGTATCGGTAAACAAGATGAAGCTATCCAAGTTATTATGAACCATGTTCGCGGTACTGGTCTAGTTAATTCTAACAACGGTGCATTGATCAATGGCAGTACTGGTGGTACAGGCGGTAAAGCTATGTCACACCAAGAGTTCTTGGTCGAGTGGGGTAAATTAGATCGTCAATATGGACATCAATTATACTCAAATAAAGAGGCACAGTTAAAGATTGCTGATTTACAGCGTCGTCGTGCTTTAGGCAAACAACAAGGTATTTAATAGGAGATTTATAATATGGCAGGTGCTAATTACTTCGCAGATGGTTCAACACGCTTTCACTGGGGTGGTGATGAATCTAATATCGACCAACATTTAGAAATTTATGAAGGTACGGTAGATACTCAATTCGAGTATACACAAATTTTCAAATCATTGTCAACACAGAAATCTGTGGCTGAACGTTCTAACCAAATCCGTATTGACCGTTTAGGTGCTTCTCAAGCATTGTATCGTCAATCTGGCGAAGACATTCTGGATCAACGTGTTAAGTCTGATAAACTTAACGTAGTTGTAGAGGCTATGCTTTACATCCGTAACCCTGTCGATAAGATGGACGAGTGGACTGCACCTAGCTTCTGGACTGAGATGGGACGTAACAACGGTACTACTTTTGGTTTAGAGTACGACCAAGCACATATCATCCGCTTACAGAAAGCCCCAGCTTGGACAGCACCAGCGCACTTGAAAGAGCATGGTGAGTTCCACGACGGCTTCTTCGTTCCTGTAACGCTTAAAGGTGGTGATAACTTAACTGATGCTGAATTAGAGCAAAATGCTTCTGCACTTGTGAAAGCTCATGCTAAGGCTCGTGATACACTAGCTAAACGTCGTGTACCTTTACAGGACATGGTTACTTTAGTTGACGTAGATACGTTCTCAGCGTTGTTACATCATCCTAAGTTAATCAACAAGGATTACACAGCAGAAAATGGCGACTTTGCTAACCGTCGTGTAGTTAAAGTGAATGGTATCCCTGTAGTAGAGAATACTGCATTCCCTACAGCAGCTATCACTGGTCACGGTTTATCTACTACTGAAAATGGTAACGCATTCGACGTAACTGCGGAAGAGATTAAAGGTCGTATGATCATATTCTCTAAAGCGTTATCTCTTGTGACTGTAACTGCTCAGGAATGGACTGTTGAACCGTGGTATGATCCACGTTCTAAGTCTAAGATTCTTGACTGCTACTCTATGTTCACTGTAGATGTACGTCGTCCAGACACAGTTGGTGTTGTTCGTATTACTGAAGAAGTTCCAACTACACCTTAATAATTATAACATGGAGGGCTTAACGGCTCTCCTTTCTATTTAGGAGATTCAAACTATGGCAGGTGCATTATGTGAGCCAATCGTATCTTTAGCATTAACCCAAACTTCTGATGATACAGCTATCGCAGATACACAAGCACAGATGGCTGAGTTATTAGAGCAAGTACGTGCATTACAGGCTAAGATAGAAGAACAGGATAAAGCCCCAACACGTTCTAAGACAGCAACTAAAGCTGAGTAATAGGAGGTGATATGGCTGGTGCTATTAGTCCACCGATTGTTTCAGAAGCTATTACAGGTGGTTCATCTGATCCACAGTTGGATGCTATTCAAACTTCTATTGATGAAATAAAGACTGCGGTTGCAGCAGTTAAAACGGTTGTGGATTCGAATAAGACAGAGATTGCTACAGTTAAGACTAACGTAGGAACTATTAATACGAATACCAATACAATCAAAACAGATGTCGGTACTGTTAAGACTGACACAGCAACAATTAAAGCTGATGTAGCTGTTATTAAAACCAACACTACACCTGCTGGGTAAACTCGAAAGGGTTTACTTTAAGATATGATTTGAGCCACTAGATCCGAACGCAATGAGAGCCATAGGGTAATATGGATCATATCTTAAAGTAAATCAACATAACAAGGAGGATGTACTTATGACTCTACTTGAAGCTGTAAATGCTATCCTACCTTATTTAGGACAGCATGTTATTACACGTGTAGAAGATTCACGGAACCCTACAGTATCTCGTATCGTTGCAGCTATTGATCGGCAACGTAAGAGTGTACTTGCAGAGGGTCACTGGTTTAACGAAGTTCCTAATAAGGTACTATTGTTAAACACAGACAAGACAATTGATGTACCGCTTAATACTTTAGCTATTTATGGTGTTACCAAACGTGTAACTAAACGTGGTCCTAAACTATATGATATTGATAATGACACACGGTACTTTACTGGACCTGTTAAAGTTAAGGTTATCTATGATTACCCATTTGAAGAACTACCAGAATATGCTGCACAGTACATTACGTATTTAGCAGGTATCGAAGTATACGTCTCTGATTATGGTATGGAGAACTCTATTCAACTTATGACAGAACGTAAAGAAGCTAACCGTTTATTATTAGTTCAAGAGAATATGCGTAATCGTAAATGGAACAGTAATGATGCAGCTATGCGTCGTAGTCGCTTCCAACGATAATTAAGACGATAGGAGTTATTATGATTCTTGAGGGAGTGTACCCGTCATTCTTGAAAGGTGTATCACAGCAAACACCTCAAGAGCGTAGTGACGGACAATTAGGCGCACAGCTTAATTTATTATCTGATGCTGTAACAGGTTTACGTAGACGTGGTGGGGTTAAATTCCAAACCAAGTTAGCAGGTATTCCTAGTAGTAGTTATATACGTTTAATTGACATCAACGGTGTTAATTATATTATGATCGTAGATACTGTTACAGGTACTTTAAAGATTTATAATTTTGATGGTTACTTACTTAAAGCACATCAAACAGATTATCTTAAGGCTTCCAATGGTAAGGCTAGTATCCGTAGTACAGTCTCACGTAATAATTGCTTTGTATTAAATACAGAACAAGTTATTACTAAGACACTTACAGGTGGTACTAACCCAAAACCTAATCCAAGTACAATGGGTTATATCAGTATTCGTTCTGGTCAGTTCTCTAAGATGTATTCGGTAGACATCAAGTCAGGTTCTTATACCTTGAGCTTTGGTGTAGGTACGTCTGGTAGTGAGGCATGGCAGGCTACTCCTGAATGGGTAGCTACTGAGATGGAGAATAGGATTAAAGAGGATACTACGCTTAACGCACGTTATGACGTTGTACGTGAGGGTAGTACGGTTGCACTTAAAGCTAAGTCTTCTACAGATACAAACATGCTGGTGATTGAGTCAGGTACAGGTAGTACTTATATTCAGACGAGTAATTCCAGTCGTGTACAAGGTAAACAGGACATCATTGCTAACCTACCTAATATCTTAGATAAGTATATTATTGCGGTAGGTACAGTAGGTAACTCCGCTTATTACCAATACAACGCTACTACAAGTACTTGGAAAGAATGTGGTGTATATGAAGAACCCTATAAGTTCACTAACGAACCTATTTACTGGTACTTTGATGATACTGATACTATCCAAGTTAAAAGCCTAGATATTCAACCACGTACAGCAGGTGATGATGATAATAACCCATTACCTAAGTTCGTGGATTTTGGTATTACTGGTATTAGTGCATACCAATCACGTTTAGTACTACTTAGTGGTTCATATGTTAATATGAGTGCTACAGCAGACTTTAATGTCTATATGCGTACTACTGTAGAGGAATTACAGGATGATGATCCAATTGAGGTGTCCAGTACTGCTTTGAGTGCTGCACAGTTTGAATATGCTGTTCCGTATAATAAAGATTTAGTTTTATTAGCTCAGAACCAACAAGCTGTTATCCCAGCCAATAGTACTGTACTTACACCTAAGACGGCTGTTATCTACCCAAGTTCAAAAGCTAACATTAGTATGGCTAGTGAGCCACAGGTTGTATCCCGTAGTCTGTATTACACATATCAACGTGGGACCGATTACTATCAAGTTGGTGAGATGATCCCTAATGCTTATTCAGATGCCCAATACTATGCCCAGAACTTGGCAGACCATATTCCGTTATATGCTACGGGTGTTTGTACTTCGATCACAGGCAGTACTACAGATAATATGGCAGTGTTCAGTTCAGATCAGAAAGAGTTACTCGTACATCAGTATTTATGGGCAGGTGAAGACCGTCCGTTAATGAGCTTCCACAAATGGGAGTTACCTTATGATGTACTTCACGTACAATTTCTACAAGAGTATTTAGTCCTGTTTATGGATGTTGGTGATGATCTAGTGGTTGGTACTATTAACGTACAGTTAAACCAACTAGACAATAAACCTATCCCATTCTTAGACATTTACCAATACGTAGATATTGTGGATGGTGAGGGTACGTTACCCGAGTTCTTACCAGAGGGTGATTTAGTTGCTGCTGTATACAGTTCGGAGACTATGCGCCATGCTATGGTTCAATATGAGATTGAAGGTACTAAGATTAAGTGTCAATTCAACGGACGTATTTATCTAGGTGTACCTTATGAAAGTTCACTCACACTAACACCTCCTTTTGTTAAAGATGATAAAGGTCGAGTAGTTGCTGGTAGTAACAGCACAGTAGTTGATCTTACTTTGACATTCAAAGGTACAGGTGAGTTTGAGTACCATGTTTCTGATACCTATGGTGATGTGTTTGATGGTGAAACATCCGCACAGGCTTGGTCAGAAGCACAACTAGGGTATACGCGAGTAAATACAGTTAGTGATGTTAAGTTCCCTTGTGGTACATTATTAAGTTCAACAGAGTTTAGTATCCGTACTACAGGTACAACTGAATTAAATATCATTAGCGCTAGTTATAATATCCGTGTACCGAACAGAGGACGGAGACATTTATAATGGCTATGAACATGCAAGGTGGTATGCAAGGCGCACAGACAGGTGCATCTATCGGAAGTAACTTCGGTCCTTATGGTGCAGCCTATGGCGCTATTATCGGAGGTGTTCTAGGATTATTAACCCCTGATAAGGATTTAGAAGCCTTAAAAGCATACAATAAACAAGTGGTACATAACTTAGGTTCTACGTTATTCGATATGGATCGTCAACGTAACATAGAGAACTTACGTACATCTCAAGCACTTGACTCTTATCGGACACAAGGTCAAGTAGCAGCTTCTCAATTTAATGCAGCATTCGGTGCAGCAGATATTATTGGTGCAAGCGCTGATGCTCTTAAGAGTACTTTAGATCGACAAGTTCAACAGGCTACACGACAAGTGTGGGTCGATTGGGAAGTTGGTGTGGATAACTACAACACTCAAATTAATGAGGTTGTAAACCGTGCAGCAAGTTCTTTACGTCGTAGTAAAGCTGAGACATCTAAGGTAGATTACGCAGGGATGTTTAAACAAGGTATGGATATGTACCAACAATATAAAGGTGGTTCTACAGGAACTACTACAATGAGTTCCACAGGTGGTGGTTTATCAGGATTATCCGATTTTGGATCATTTGGTAAATCTGGTTCTGCTATTGGTACAAGTTCAGCAGGATCATTAACAGCGTAATATGGAGGGTATATGGCTACTCAAATTCAGATGCCAAATGTACGTGATGTACAAGTAAGTAATTTACAAGCTATCGAACGTCCAGCAGAAGGTAATGCATTGAGTAGCTTTATGCAAGACATATTACCTGCTGCGGACAAAGCTTTACAAACATATAATAAGGAGAATGCTGATCGTCTTATTGCATTAGGTCGTAGTGATCAAATGAATGACGTACAGCGTGAGGTGAATTGGCTTGATGGTAAATACTATAATCAAGGTAAAGAATACCAGAAGTTAGTAGCTACACAAGCACAACAACTCCAACAATTCAATGCACGTATCAAAGAGATGGCAGACAGTGGTGCAAGCTCAGACGAGATGTACCAAGTAGGTAAAGAGTATTTAACTCAATACACAGATGCTATTTATAACAGTGATCTTGATGCTGACTTTAAAGAGCATCTTTATAAGGAAGGTTTAAAAGAGAACGCTGTTTATCAGAAAACTATCAAGGACACACAACAACGTGTCGCTATAGATAAAGCTTATCAGAGTACATTAACATTACAGGCTAACTATGTAAATACATTACGTACTACAGAGTTAAGTGGTGACGAGCTAGACGTACTTACGTATGCATACGTGAATCGTTCTGTAGCTGCTAAGATGACTGCTGATCCTAATTTAACATTAGAGGAAGCTACTAAATCAGCACAGGGTGAAATCGCAAGTGCGTTTAAGTTTATCGGGCAACAAATTGATCCTACAGCACAAGGTGCAGATCAAGTGGTAAATAAACTACGTGGTATGGTAGATCATGCTTATACTAAAGGGTATGTAGATTTAGATACTCTTACAAGTATACGTAAGATTGCTGATGATATTCATGTAGGGATTACTAACTACAATGATACTATGGCTGATCGTCAGGTAACTGAATATATTGCCAGTGTTGAAGTAGGTGAAATTCCTTTAGATTCTGATGATTATAATGAGCAGATACATGCTATTTATAGTAACCCTAATTTGAGTGAGGATAAGAAAACAGCTTTGACTCGTCAATTAACTAACTCTTATGTAACTCAACATAATAAGGTTATGAATGCGGATATTGATATTAACACTATTGATCAATTCCCTGACATGATTGACTTTATTGCAAGTACAGGTAAGGGTGAAGATACGTTTGTAAACCTTTGGACACAGAAGCATCTACGAGAAGCTAATGGTGATGTTTTGCAAGGTGGTATGGCTATGATTAACCATGCCTTCTCAGGTAAGACAGATGTACCAGAATTAGCTAAGAAGGGTGCAGAGTACGCTAGTTCACAATTTACAGGTTTTATGGGTATGACTCAAGCTGAGGCTGAGAAAGACCCTTACTACAAGAACCGTGAGCAAGTGTTTAATACAATGGCAGGTATGTACCGCAATTATTCACAAACAAACCCAGCACGTGCTGCACAGTTACTTGCAGGTGTTCCAGAAGAATATCGTGGAGCAGTAGAGCAGTTATGGCGTAATGGTGGTCGTATGACTGATGCTCGTGAACTAGTACGTAATCCCGTTAATCGTCAAGTTCGTTATGAGAACATTGACAAAGCGACAACTGCATTAACAACTGATACAACTAAACTAGATAAATGGTTTAGTCGTGGGCATGGTGGTGGCTTCTGGAATAGTCAGAAATCTGCTGTTAAAGATTCACAACTCAATGCTATTATAGTTGCTGCTAAAGCTGGTAAGTTCCAGTTAGCACCGAGTACTACTACAGCTAGTCCTGAACTTCTTATGGCTAACATGGAGGCTTTAGGTATGCTACAGAAATCACCTAAAGGTTATGCGAGTACTGTCTTAACACCTAACGCTGCTAATGTAGTGAAGGGTATGAAATCAGACAATGGTGTTCCTTTAAGTTCTGATCTGTTAGGTGTAGTGGTAGATAAGTATCGTCAAGAAATTGCTAAGAGCCTTAAGACTCGACCAGAGGATATTGTTGTATCTTCTGATGAGGGTGGTACAGGTTTATATTTCCAAGCTTATGACAAAGAAGGTAAGTTAGTAAACGTGTCAGGTGTTGCAGGTATGCAAGGGGCACAGATTACAATGAACCGTCTACGTAATGATATGGCTAAGGAATATAGTAACCGTGGTAGTAAACAATTAGCTGCTACTAAGACTTACTCAGGTGGTTTAGTTACTGGACCTTCAAATACGTTATATGGTGATAATATGCGTCGCTACGGTGGTGCTATGTCTGGTGGTCGTGCTAGACCTGTTACTATCAATAGTAATGGTAGTCTTGGTACATTCCCACTTAAGCGTATAGGAGGTGGTACAAGTACCGTGCGTATCCCAGCTAACATGGCAGGTATGTTCAATGGTAATATCGGCTTAGCTACACAGTTAGTAAGTAACTTCAATACATTCGAATCTTTCGCAACTCAACAATCTTTTGTTAAAGGTGTGGGTGGTGCAAGTTCTGGTAATGTATATGGACATGGTATTCGCATGGACAAACACCCTAAATGGAAAGCTAAGTTTGATGCAGTAGCAGGTGATCCACAAGGTATTATGAAAGTTGAAGCAGACTTCTTCAACGAGTACTTCAATGGTATGGGTAATCGTCTAGCTAAAGTTGGCGTACCTATTCCTACAGCAGCCCCTTATCCTCCGCAGTATAAACAATCTGTTATGTTATTAGCAGATGCATGGTGGCACGGTGGTGGTGGTGCAGCAGATACTATTACACGAGCTATGAACGCACCTACCTATGCAGATGGATTACGTATTCTTAAGAGTATGCCTATCTATTCAGCAGGTGGTGATACACAAGACAAACGAGAGAAGCATCAACGTAACCGTTTCTACCGAGACGCATTACGTCAACATTTTACAGCACAAGGTAAACGATAGGAGGATATTATGGCTGGGCTTTTTACAGGAACACAAGAATCTAAATTGTTACCAGAGGTTCAGCCTGAACTACCTATTGTTCCTGCTGGTAATGTACCTAAAATTAACCATGTTATAAACACACAACCACAAGGTCAAGCTGATGAAGTTGACCTTACTACCGAGACCCAACAGTTAGAGAGCTTAGAGCGAGAAACACCTCCATCTATATTGGATACAGCTATCGCAGGATTTGCACCTACTGGACGAGATTGGTTACGTAGTGGTATGGATAAATTAAGATATGACCGCGACCCTAACTTTACACCTGACGAATTTACAGATCAGTTCTTTAAAGATTGGGGTATGCAACATGCAGATGAAGCGGAATATCTTAACAAAGCAGTAAACTATGAAGATTGGAAAAGTCGTACAGAACGTATCGTGTCTAAACGTGAAGATGCTAAAGCATTAGCAGAGAACCCTATTACAGGTATCGCAGCGAGTCTTATTGACATCGACTTACCCTTAGCAGCTATTCCGTATTTAGGTTGGGCAGCTAAAGGTTCACGTATGGCTCAAGTTGGTGTACGTGCAGCGCAGGCAGCTACAGCAGCAGGTGCAGCGTATGGTGTAAACGTAGCATTAGAGGATCAATCTATTCGATCTGAGGACGAACGTTTTATGGATTCCATTACGTTTGGTCTAGGTGCTGGGTTACGTGCTATTAAACCCGTACAACATCTTGATGATGCTATTAGTGCTGAACTTAAAAGTTTAGGTTCTACAGATCATCTTATCGAACCACATGTACAACAATCTTTAGAAGCTGCTAAAGAAGATATTATTAAATCTACATCTATGCCTATTAGTACACCGAGTGGCGCACCTTCCGATATAATTAAAAAACATGGTTGGTTAGCAGAGTTATCTAGTTCTTATGATAAGCTTTATTATTTGACGCAAGGTGATAACTCCACAATAGTTAATCGTTTATTAACTGGTGTACACAACAACGGTGATGATGTAGCTACAGCACAAGCAGCTTACTTAAATAACTATTCATGGCGTTTGGCTGGTTTAGAGAAAGATTTAAGTGATGCTGTAGCTGAGATTACGTTGGTTAAACCTAATCCCATCACTAGAAATAATGGATCGTATGGTAGAGCCACACAAGAAACAATGGAGAAGTTCCAAGAGTCTATGCAACGCTTAGACGCTAAAGTCTTAGAGTTAACTGAGCAATTAGGACAAGTACCTTCTGATGCAACTATCAAGCAACTTATTAATACTATTGAGACACATCCAAGTATGCAACGTGTTATGCGAACCTATATTGATTCAGGTTTTGCTACACGCGTACTAGATGATGCTAAAGCGGTAGGATTCTTAGAAGCAGAAGGTGCTGATCAGATTGTACGTCGTAGTACTTATATGCCTGTACGTCATAGTTATGATCGTATATTAGATGCAGTTGAGAATCGTAAGTTAGGTTCATGGGATGATATTGCTCATTTCTATGGTAAGCAGATTTCCCGTATCTACCCTGAACTGTTAAATCCTAAAGGTAATTTCAAATTAACTGAGAAACAGATTGGACAACACTTCTTACAAACGCAACGTGACGCTGCTCGGAATTTGTCTGAGGTAGCAACCACAGGTATGACTAAGGAGCAGATTCATGACGTACTTACCCGTGCAGGTTTAAGTAACGAAGATGCTAGTGGTGTAACTGCGCGTATGTTTGAAGCCTCTAAAGATGCACAAGGTCAACCTAAGAACTTACGTAAACGTATGGATTGGGATTGGAATATGACTTATAAGTCTAGCACTGGTAAAACATTCGGTATGAAAGACTTAACAGACTCTAGTACCTTTGGTAATCTTGAAGAATATTCACGTCGTATGGCTGCTCGCAATGGTCTGGCACAGTATGGTATTAAGTCTGAGGCAGAGTTAGATAATCTATTAACCTCGTACTTAGATAAACTACCTAAAGGACAAGACCCACAGAAAGCACGTAAGTTCTTTCAAGCAGTCCGTGATGACTTACTAGGTCGTCCTATCGGAGAAGCTGCACCAGAAGCTTTACGTACATCTCAAGCGGTAGCAGATATGATGTTATTGGCTAACTCAGGTTTATATGGTATTATCGACGTAGCAACTCAGGTTTATAAGACCGGTGTAGTACGTAGTTTCCCGCATATCTATCGTGGTCTAAAGACTGCTGTTAAAGGTATGAAAGGCTTTAGTACTTCTGAGGCTAAGACGTTGGAGGACATCTTCACGGGTAAGCTTATTGCACCTTCACGCTGGAAGAACTTCATGAGTCATTACTCAGATGGTTATTCTGTATCTAATGGTATCCATGAGGCTGCTCAGTACTACAGTCAGAGTACACGTTTCCTAAACTTATCTGAGTATCTTAAACGATTCCAGATCGGTATGTTAATGGGTGTGTATGGTGATGTATTACGTGGTGTTGCTAATGGTAATGCTCGTGATATTAAATACATGAAGAATAAGATGAAGGTATCTGATGAACTGCTTAGCGCTATCCAAACTGAATGGAAAGCTAAGGGTGGTAATATAGATTCTTGGTCTAACGCTACTCGTGTTGCTCTTGAACAGAAGATTTTCAACGAGTCTGATAACCTAGCATTCAACATCCAGAAGGGTGAAATACCTAGTATCCTTGAGCATAGTACAATGGGTAAGGTTGTCTTCCCATATATGCGTTATGCATTCGCTATGCAACAGAAGGTATTACGTCGTACATTGAATCGTGATGGTGCAGTAGGTCTAGCTTTACTCATGGCAGCACAAATGCCAGCAGCTATGTTAGTAGGTGCAGCGATTAACGTGCGTAATGGTAAGGAGCCTGATGAAGACCTTGCTAAGATGACAGTTAAGACTATGAGTGCTTTAGGTTCTTGGAACTACCCGTTAGAGATGCTTATTGGAGGCGTAGATCAAAGCTCAGTAACAGCTTTAGCCCCGTTAGGTAAGACATGGAATTTTGTGAGTGAATTGGCTACAGGAGAGCCTGACTTAATTACGCTAAAGAAAAATAGTATTGCTAACTCAGCAATATTGTTAGATGCTTTGGCATTAGCTTTTGAGGATTGATAATTTATGAATATACTACGCTCATTTACAGAGACAGTGGTGACTACACCTACAGACACTTTCCCTATCAGTTTTGAATACGATGAGAAATATGATGCTGTACATGTCTTCCTTAATGACGTAGCAGTTGAAGACTTGGGGTATACAGTATCCCAAGTTAATGCTGTTACTTTAAAAATTGAACCTGCTATTCCAGAAGGTACGGTTCGTATTGAACGTGAGACTGACATTGATAAGATGAAGTACATCTTTGATGCTGGTGCGTTGTTCATTGACCAGAATGTAGATGCAGATTTTAAACAAATCGTACACTCTCAGCAAGAAGTGCGTGATGGTTTTATTAAACTACGGGGTGATGTACTACCGCTGGTACACGGTTTACAAGAAGCTTTGAAACAAGCACAAGAGGCTAGTGAAGCTGCTCAAGATGCTGCTGATGCTGCTACCGAAGCAGCAAGGACTACTAAGTATTACTTAAAGTATTTTGAAGAGGGCACCCCATATCCTAAATTTGGTCGTATTATGTTATCGGATGGTACAGTGGTTATATCCTTAGAGGATGAGAATAGTACCGACCCTAACATAGATATGACCAAATGGGTTAAATCTACCGACAGCGTGCAGGTCGATAGCGTTAATGCGTTACGTAAGGTTAAGGGTTTATTCCATAATCAGAAGGCTACTACTACTTCTTACGTTGCTGGTACTGGTTTTGGAGGTGCTACATACTTGTGGGATGCCAACAATACTGCAACTGATGATGGTTTATCTGTTATTAGAGTCACAGGCGCAGCTACAGGCGCTTGGTTGTTACAAGTACACAATAAGGTTTTACATGCCACCCAAGCAGGTCTCCGCGCTGAGTTATTAGAATCTGATTTAATCGACCAGACAACTATACTTCAAAAGTGTGTAGATTATATGGCATTAATTGGTGGTGGTGTTGTTCAGCTACCTAAAGGGCACATCTATGCAAAAGCAATGGCTAAATCAAATGTAGAGGTTCGTGGTACGTTTGATTCTTTCGTCTCTGTAGGTTCTGAAGCAGACATTAATAACCTTAGAACTGTCGTACAAACTGCTACATATAAGCATGGCACATTCTGGCACTCGTCCGATGGTAGTCAAGTTTACCTAGTACCTGAGAATGTTACTGGTGCGGGTGTGTCTAATTTGAAGATGTTAGGTTCTCGTTTAGGCTCAACCTCGTCTAACTGTGGTTTTGGTATCAAGATTATTGGTGACAGCTTTACTGCTAAATGGGTGGATACTTCTGGATTCCGTTTAGAAGGTTTATACATTCGCGGTAAGGATGGTGTTAGTTGTAGTAATCACTACTTTGAAAACTGCAATTTCTTAGATGCTCGTCGTAATACGGCTGCACTGGTGTACTGCCATGATGTAACGTTTAAGAACTGCACATTCCAACAGCTTAAACCTGAACTTACATGGGTTTACTTGTTCGACATTGAACCTAACCCAGCAACTACAGATACAGTGTATAATGTGACCCTAATCAATTGTGTGTTCAATGCTTTAGCTAGTGCTGGTGCAGAACCTACAGTACTTGTTAAGGAGCAAAATACACCTACAGGGTCGCCTAATGTGAAGTTCCTTAACTGTCGTTTTAAAGGTAAGGCTACTATACGTAACAACTGTGCAAATGGTTGGAAGGATTGTATTGTTGATAATTGTGAGTTTGATACGTTAGCATTCAGTACAACTACTACAGGTTATGTTATCACATCGGGTAGGTTTACGAATAACACTTTATGGGGCAAAGACCTTAAAGGGTTTTCATATAACACTCTTGTAACGGGTGACTTCTTAATCGAAGGTAACAGGTTCCAAGATACCACATTCGAAAATAACATAGTAGCTACGCAGGCGTCGTTCGGTGTTAATACATTCTTAGGCACGGCTACAGTTATCCAACCTGTGGATCGTAGAACAATTACTCAACAATATCGCAATCTACCTGATATTTCAGGTGTAAAGAGTCCAATTAACGATGCATATTTCAATACTGAAATTCGTAATTTTAACTTAGACCTTAACTTTAAAGAAGTATTAACTGTACCGTTACGGTCGGGTTGTAAGATTACGATTACAGGTGCAGACGCTACAACTAACGCTGGTTCTAAAGCATATGTGGAATTGTTTGTTAATTCGGACAACTCTACAACTATCACGGCACACAACGAAGTAATTAACGATCCATTGTATGGTGTTAAGTACTCATGGTCTGGACGGACACTTAGCTTAGCAGGTATTACATTATCTGCAAATACGTTCATAGTAAAAGTTGATGTGTTTAGTGCTTTACCGCAGTACTCTAAAGTAACTTGGTTAATATAGGAGAAGTAAATTGAACATCATAGATCAGTTCTATGCAGTTCTGATCTATGTATGGTCAGGCTTAGACAAATTGATCGTAGGTGCTGCTGCTACATCTTTTGTAGTGGCACTGCTACGAACTAAGAAAGAGGATAATAAATTCTCGTTTATTGAAGCACTGCTTTGCGGTATCTTTACAGCTATCGCATTAGTAGGTATGAGCTTCTTAGGAACGTTAACAGGTATCATTGTACCTGAAACATTAACTGCTGGTGCTGCTCACGTAGTAGCTGGCTTTATTGGTTGGTATGGTACAGTACGAACTATGGAATATTTAGAAGGAAAGGTTTCAAATGATTCTGACTAAAGACGGGTTTAGCATTATCCGTAATGAACTATTCGGAGGTAAGTTAGATCAAACTCAAGTAGATGCAATAAACTTTATTGTAGAGAAAGCTACTGAGTCTGGTTTATCTTATCCAGAGGCAGCCTATTTACTAGCTACTATTTATCATGAGACTGGTTTACCAAGCGGTTATCGAACTATGCGACCGATTAAAGAAGCTGGTTCTGATAGTTACCTTCGATCTAAGAAGTACTACCCGTACATTGGTTACGGTTATGTCCAATTAACTTGGAAGGATAACTATGAACGTATCGGTAAACTTATTGGAATTGATCTGATTAAGAATCCTGAGAAAGCGCTAGAACCTTTAATTGCTATTCAGATTGCTATCAAAGGTATGTTGAATGGTTGGTTCACAGGTGTTGGATTCCGACGTAAACGTCCAGTTAGTAAATACAACAAACAGCAGTATGTAGCTGCTCGTAATATCATTAATGGGAAAGATAAGGCTGAGCTTATAGCGAAGTATGCTATTATCTTTGAACGCGCTCTACGGAGCTTATAGGAGGGTTTATGGACGGTTATGGTCTAAGTGTTGAGGGTTGGGGATTCTAGGAGGATTCTATGGCAGGTAAGAAAACAGGGGCTAGTGTTAGCCGTCTATGCTTATTGCATGAGTTGTTGGTGGATATGTTCATTAAAGACATCCAAGATGCTATCGAAGGTGGCTACCCTTTAGCATCTGCGGATAAGAACGTTATCGTTACGTTCTTAAAGAATGAAAATATCACAGCCACACCTGATGCAGATGGCATGGCGCAATTAAAAGAAGAATTAAAAGACCTATCCGAAGCACAACGTGCGAAGGTGGATGCTTTAGTAACACAAGTTGAATCAGGTCAATTCGATGATCTGTTAGGACCTATACAATAAGGAGTTGTTATGATTGATGCGACGTTCCGAGAACGCTTTAAAAGATTACGAGCACATGTTGCTCAATACAATGATAGACCAGAGTTAATCCCTAAAGAAGATCGTGAAATGTTCGCATTAATGTTTGCAGGGTTATTCCTGAGTTTCCGAGACTTTGCTGAGTTAGGTATGGCTTATCTTGGGTTTAAGATGTCGGAGATTCAGGAGGACATTGCAGACTACATGCAACATGGTTATAAGTACCGTATGGTGCAGGCACAGCGTGGGCAGGCTAAGAGTACCTTAGCTGCTTTATACTGTATCTGGCGCCTTATACAGCGTCCTAAAGACCGTTGTTTGATTGTATCTGCTGGTGGTGATCAGGCTGACTCTATCGCACTGATTATTACACGTATCATTAACCAATGGGACATCTTATGTTGGATGCGTCCAGATACGACCAGAGGTGACAGAGATAGTGCTAAGAACTATGATATTCACTGTGATCTTAAAGGTATTGATAAATCCGCTTCTGTATCATCAGTAGGTATTTCCGCACAGTTAGCAGGTAAACGTGCTGACTTTCTATTAGCAGACGATATTGAGGTTATGCGTAACTCTATGACTCAAACAGAGCGTGAGAAGTTAGCATTACAGACTCGTGAGTTCTCAGCTATCTGTATTCATGGCGACATTATGTATTTAGGTACACCTCAGACTAAAGACTCGATTTATCGTGAACTACCTCGTCGTGGTTTTAGTGTTCGAGTTTGGACAGGTCGTTACCCTACAAATGAAGAGTTAGAACGTTATGGTTCAGGTACAGAGATTGCACCTATGATCATGAAGCGTTTATTAGAAAATCCAGAATTACAAACAGGTGGTGGTATCGAAGGTAACAGAGGGCAACCTACTGACCCTGACCACATCGGAGAAGAGACTCTTCAATCTAAAGAGTTGGATTATGGTCCAGAAGGTTTTGCATTACAGTACATGTTAGATACAACAATATCTGATGAGATGCGTACCAAGATTAAACTATCAGACATTCCTGTAGTCGGTACAGGCACAGATTCCGCACCAGAGGTAGTTCAGTACAAATGTGATCCAACTACAGCATATAAAGAATTAACACCAGCAATGACAGCCTTTCGTATGTATTGGGGTATTGGTTCTGATAAGTCTGTACCATTTGAACAAAAGGTTATGATTATTGACCCTGCTGGTTCAGGTGGGGAAGAGATTGCATTCGCTACAGGTGCAGCTACTAACTCATATATTTACTTAATATCAGTAGGTGGTTTTAAGGGTGGTACAAAAGAAGAGAACTTAAATAAGGTAATCATGAAGATGGTTACGTCAGGTATTAAAGATTTAGATATTGAACGTAACATGGGACATGGTACTGTTACTCAGTTAGTCGTAGCTCAAATTGAGAAGTTGCGTTTAAAGGCTTCTAAAGGCTCACAGGACGAAGATTTCCTTGAACTGCTACAATCCTATGGTGTTACACATTCAGAGCTTAACAGCGCGCTCTCAGGCGTTGCTGTGAACGATTATTTCGTTACTACTCAGAAAGAGCGACGTATCATTGATACTATCTCTCCTGTGACTCGACGTCATAAATTAGTAGTGACAAGTTCAGCTATTCAAGAAGATTGGGAATACTGTTTACAACATCCTATGGAAAAGCGTAATCAATATAGCTGTTTCTATCAGTTAGGTAACATTACTTACGATAGAGGTAGTTTGGTACATGATGACCGTGCTGACTGTGTACAACGGTTAGTAGAGCGTATATCACCATTCATAGCTAAAGATGATGAAGCTGGTGCAGTTAAACGACGTGAGGAAGAGATTGCAGAGTGGAGACGTAATCCTATGGGATATACACATGGTAAGTTCGCTAACACTGGTATACGTAGAGGTTCAGGAACTACTAAAAAGTTTGGAGGTCGTCGTAAATGACAGAACAAGAAATTAAAGAAAGACTAGCTAAAAATTGGTTAGTCATAAATGCTGCTAAGCAGTTAGTACTATTCGTAAAGGAGAAATTAAATGAAGGTAAGTCTATCAGCACTAAAGAAGATCAAGCACAGTGATGCAGTAAATGTAATAGGCACTCTAGGAACCATTGTAGAGAGCGCTAAGGCGGTTAATTCGGTTCAGGAGTACAAAGGTAAGGACAAGGTTAATAAAGGGCTATCAGGAGCTTCTAAAGCGCTAGAAATAGCTGCTGTTATACTTAACATTCTAAAGTAGTTTACTAAAGACTGTTGGTGACTTATGTGGGAAAGGTTCTCTTGCAAGTTATAGTTGAATCCAAAATTTGACATATATTTGTGAAAGGGTCTCTCCCACCTAACCCGTCCCGTTTACCCCGTATACCGTCTTTCTTGAGGAATTTCTAGGAACTCTCTTAGGAGAGTCCTTATCAATCTCCATATCTTAGTGTGTATAACATTACTATAACTATTACTATAGCTATCATGAGTATTATTACTAGACTATTCATATCTACTCCTTATCAACTTTATGGAATGCATCTTATCAACTATCTTATCAGTTGTCTACACCTTTCTTAATATATTTATATAGAACATCACTCGGAGAGTGTACAGTGCTAGGAGATCACTAGGAGTATCGGTAGAGATCACTTATCAGCTATCTTATCAACGTCTATAGGAAGGTTCTAGGTTCTTTCCTGAACGTCTGTATTGGTTCGGTAGCT